AACCTCGAGCCTAAGAAACCTGTCACGCCGCTATGGTTCGGTACCGGTATCCACGAGGCTCTCGCAGCCTACTACGACCCGGAGATCGAAGTCACCAGCACGAGTACTCAGTATCTCAAGCTGGGTGAAGGCGTCTTGCAAAGGATGCCCCGAGATCCTGACTACGGGATCTTCGTCTTCGAGAACTTCGTCGACAGTTGGCTGACTTCTCTGGGAGAGCCTTCCGAAGACCAATACCTTTGGGCCAAAGAGAACCGCGAACTCGGTCTCGGCATGCTAAGCAACTACTTCAAGTGGTGTCGCATAAACGACGACTTCGAAGTCATCTGGGTGGAGAAAGAGTACGAAGTAGGAATCCCCGGCCTACCCGGGGTTTCTTACTCTTTCCGGTGTGACGGTCTTATCAAGACCAAACACCACACCTGGCTACTCGAGCACAAGACAACCGCACAGTTCCCAGATCAGACAGAGTGGCTGATGATGGATGACCAGTGTGGTTCGTACCTCTGGGGTCTCTCTCAACTCGACCCACCCATCTATGCAGAAGGCGTGGTATACAATGAGTTGAAGAAGAAGACCCCTCAGCCGCTCCGTTCTCTGTTGGCTGGAGGCTACAGCATCAATCGGTCCCAAGACACGACCTTCGAGATCGCCCTCGAGACACTTATGAAGGAACATGGCAGTCGAAAGATCCCACAGAAGTACTGGGAGTTCCTTGACTACCTCAAGTACAAGCCGAACAACTTCGTCAAGCGGACTCCTGTGCGGAGGAACCGTAAGGAGATCGAACTCCTGGGCGGTATGCTTCGCTATGAAGTTCTCGACATGGTCAACAATCCGGCCATCTATCGTTCCCCCTCCCGAGTCAACTGCTCTAGCTGTCCATTTGTCTCCCCATGCATCCTTCGTTGGGAGGGCGGCGACCATCAATACCTACTTGACATCGAGTTCAAGAAACGAGAATCCTATTATGGGAAGGTATACTGACAATGGTTGATGAGCAAGTGAACGAGCACAGCGTAGTCCCAGAACCTAGCATCACAGAGACAGGTTACGACCCTTCCGAGCTGAAGGAAGCGGTCGAGGCAGTGCGACAAAGTTACGAAGAGAAGCGCGTCATCGCAGGTCTGCCTGTCACTGCAGTAGCACAACGTAGTGACTTTGTCAAGATGCTCATCTACGGTGTCCCAGGAGTAGGTAAGACGATGCTCTCGGGCTCAGCAGATGAGGTCGAACGGATGCGTCCGGTTCTCTTCATTGACATTGAAGGTGGAACCAAGACGATCCGTGACAAGTACTCCAATGTCGAAGTTCTTCGAGTCAAGGACGAGTTTGATGAGAAGGGAAGGTTGGTCAAGACATCTTGGGAACGTCTCCAGGATGTCTACGAGGACATTCGAAAGGGGGTGTTGCCTTACAAGACATACGTCATCGATAGCCTGACAGAGGGCCAGAAGATGTCGATGTACTCCGTGATGACACGCACCGTCAAGGGTGACCCAACACGAGACCTCGACATCCCAGCTCAGCGTGACTGGGGCAAGAGTGGTGAGATGGTGCGTCGAATGGTCCGTGCCTTCCGTGACCTCGATGCGAACGTCATCTTTACAGCCCTTGAGGCCTCTGACAAGGATCAGCAGACGGGGGCAGTTACGATCACGCCGTCACTGCCTGGTAAGTTGAAGTACGAGATCTCGGCATTCCTCGACGAAGTACTCTACATGTACACGAAGGTCGAGAAGGATGGAATCATCCGCCGCGTTCTCACACAACCGACAGGCAAGTTCATTGCCAAGGACCGATCAGGTAGGCTTCCTCAGACTATGGACGATCCGTCTATGGCCGAGATTGCAGACCTGGTCCTCGATCCAAAGGAGAACTGACTTGGGCATCCCAATCCCTGGTGGCTTCGCTGATGTCGAAGATGCATTTGCTCCTCTCCCGCCTGGTACCTACGACGCTGTCGTGTTCAAGGGCGAGCTGAAGGAAGCAGGAGAGAACGCTAAGAACCCAGGCTCGCAGTACATCGCCTGGGAGTTCAACATCTTGAACGATGGCTTCGAGAAGAGGAAGGCATGGATGAACACTTCCCTCGTCCCGAACGCTCTCCCGATGTTGAAGCGTTTCCTGATCGCAGTCGGCTACGAAGAGGAGGAGCTCAACGTAGCTGACTTCGAGATTGACATCGACGAGGTTGTTAGTCGGAATGCTCGACTTGTTGTCGTCGAGAGCACCAATCCCAACACGGACGAGAAGACACACTCCGTGAAGAGGATCCTACCGGCTGGCGCAGTCGCGTCAGAACTGCCGTAGGAAAGACGTAAGAGCGGTATCCGGCTTCGGCCTCTCTATCGCTCTTACAGGGCGAGGGGGTTCTAACGAGCCCCCTCGCCTCCATCTCGGGGAGGATAGTTGGAACTCGTAGTAATCAGTCCTGAAGTGAACAATGCTAGAAGTTCCTTCTTCAGGGCCTTGTTCGCCAACGAGACAGGATACGTCTGCTTCGCAACCCGAGTCGGTAAGAGGTTCGAGCAGACGTTCTTCAAGTACCCTGAACAACTCGGCAACATGCTCGAGTTCGTCAACAGGAACTACCATGGCCAAGATGTCTACTTCTGCCCCCAACTTTTGCGTACGCAGAAGAGGGAGAAGTCCTCAGTCAAGGTTGCCACCTGCATCTGGGCTGACCTCGATGAGTGTGACCCAGCGAACGTTCAGCCTCCTCCCTCCTTTTCACTTCTTACTTCTCCAGGGCGATACCAAGGTTTCTGGCTACTCGAAGAACCAGTCAGCCCTGTGGAAGGTGAGGACGCTAGCCACCGTCTAGCACACATGTACAAGGACCTCGGTGTTGATCAGAGCGGATGGGATTTGACTCAACTGCTGCGAGTGCCCGTAACGTACAATCAGAAGTACGCCACTGCAGCAGGGTCCCCCGTTATCGACTTTGACACTCGCTACATTTCAGGTACTAGGTATCCCTTCTCCGTGTTCCAAGAGATGCCTCAGGTGCCAGGGTACGAGTGGACCGATGAGCCGATGCCTAACCTGGATGGGCAGGACCCTGACGCTCTCATTGAGAAGTACAAAGACCGACTTGATATTCAAGTTCACGTCCTATACACGAAGGAACCAATCAACGACTGGTCAGGCTCACTATGGAACCTAGAGTGTCTCCTGATCGAAGCAGGGGTACCGAAGCAAGACGTCTTCATTATCTGCAACGCCGCAGCTTGTAATAAGTTCAAGCGCGAAGGGCTCGACCCCTCATACCTGTGGAGAGATGTGTGTCGAGCCGATGCCCGCATTGGAGCTCGCCTTCAAGAGGTCACTAGGCAGCAGCCTTTGCCTGAGCTCTTGACGGATAAGGAACGGGAGATAGTCAAGAGCCTGCCTGACACCTTTGTCGAAGACTACATCAACTGGGCCAAGTCGAGAGGGGATGCAGCGTGGCAGTATCACGAAGCGGGTGCGTTTGTCATCCTGTCACAATTACTGTCTGGCGTGGTGAAACTCCCTACTTCGTTCGGGATCATTGTGCCGAACTTGTGGTTCATGATCCTTGCGGATACCACACTGACCCGCAAGTCCACTGCTATGGACATGGCGGTCGAGATGGTGATGCAAGTAGACCCGGATGCAGTTTTAGCGACGGATGGATCTTTAGAAGGCTTGATGACAGGCTTGGCAGCACGGCCTAATCGACCTGGCATCTTCTGGCGAGATGAGTTCAGCGGCTTGCTGGAGATGATCAAGAAGAAGGACTACTATGCTGGCATGGTCGAGTCAATGACGAAACTATACGATGGCAAGTACCAGAAGCGGATGCTGCGTAAAGAGGTCCTGGAGATCCGAGACCCTGTTCTCATCATGTTCTGTGGTGGGATTCGTACTCGGGTTCTTTCGTTGATGGACATTGAGTACGTCTATTCCGGATTCCTTCCTCGGTTCATCTTCATCGAGGCAGCCTCGAACATCGACAACTATCGACCAATAGGTCCGATGACAGAGAATCAAGACGATACAAGGCAGAAGCTGGTTCAGGACCTGTCCAAGCTGAGAGAGATGTACTCGGCAGAGATAACCATCAAGGTAGGCGAGCAGACTGTGACGACAAAACGACAGTGGGAAGCGGTCCTTGATCAATCTCCAGGAGGCACTTGGGACCGCTATAACGAGTTCGAACAGACTATGCTCAAGTACGGAACTGAAAGCGGCGCGCCTGAGATATACACTCCAGTAATGGACCGCCTCTCAAAGTCAACTCTCAAGGCCGCTGTGCTCCTAGCTGCTTGTCGTCAGGAGCCGGTAGGTAACGTTCAAGTCGAGATGTCCGATTTGCTTCGTGCCATCTCGTATTGTGAGCACTGGAGAGTTCATAACCTGGACGTAGCAGCGAACGTCGGGAAGACGTCGAATGAGAAGCAGTTGGATCAGATGCTGACTGCTATCACACGTGAGCCCGGTGTGCCACGTTCCAAACTGATGCAGAACTACCACCTCACAGCCAGAGAGGCTGACTGGATCCTAGAAACACTGGACCAGAGAGGTACGATCAGAAGGACGAAAAATGGTCGAAGTGAACGGCTCTACCCGGCTCTTATCAAGGGCTAACACGGCCTGGATGGAACTGGGTGCATGCCAGGATAGAGATGAAGACGGCAAGATCTTCTTCCCCGATCCAGGCAACAATGCCGTCATGGCAAAAAGGATGTGTGCGCGTTGTCCCGTTAGGGAGAGATGTCTTGACTGGTCGATAGAGACCCGACAGATGTACGGGATCTGGGGAGGAGTGTCAGAGAAGAAGCGTCGTCAGATGATGCACCTTCGTTACGGTAGGACTCCATACTATGCAATCATGGAGGAGGATGATGAAGACATCAGCAATAGTCCTGCTGTCGGGGGGACTCGATAGCACGACTGCGTTCTACAAGGCAATGTGGGAACGAGATGATGTCCGAGCGATCTCGTTTGACTACGGGCAACGGCATCGCAAGGAACTTGAAGCCGCTAGTTACTTCTCACGCCTACACGATGTGCCATGGCACGTTGTCAACCTTCAGACTCTTGGTGGGCTTCTGAAAGGTAGTTCGCTTAGCGATCCGGACGTCGAAGTTCCTGAAGGTCACTATGCCAAAGACACAATGAAGGCAACGATCGTTCCCAACCGCAACAGTATCATGCTAAGCTGTGCAGTCGGAGTTGCAGTTGGAAACAAGTTCCAAGAGGTCTGGGCAGCGATGCATGCAGGTGACCATGCCATCTACCCTGACTGTCGACCCGAGTTCATCGAGAAGCTGAACGAGCTTATCCCGATCGCCAACGCGTGGGAGGATCCTATCCCCAGAGTCATCACGCCCTTTATTGACTACACCAAAGACATGATTGTCAGGCTCGGATCCGACATGGGTGTCCCTTACGAACACACCTGGAGCTGCTACGAAGGTGGAAAGGTCCACTGCGGCAAGTGTGGGACCTGCGTTGAGAGGCAAGAAGCCTTCTACCTCGCAGGCGTTCAAGACCCGACCGAGTACGCTGACACCGAGTACTGGAAGGCAGAAACCGGAGTCTCTTCATGATGGAGATAGGCAAGACGTTCCAGTTCTCGTCAGGTCATGTTCTGTGGCGGGACGATTGGGACGAAGAGAAGAACATCAAAGTCTTTGACAAGTGTTCTCGCTCACATGGTCACAACTACAGCCTCACGGTTGCGATCTCCGGAGACGTAGAGATGGAAACCGGCATGATCATGAACTACTACCAACTAACGGACATCGTCAATCACCTCTTCATCGACGAATGGGATCACCGTGTCCTCAATAACATCAAGCCCTTTAGCGAGGGCATCCTACCAACAGCTGAGAACATGGTACTAGTCGCTCTTGAGGCGCTGAAAGCACAGTTCGCCTTGTCAATATGGAGACCTTCGAGAATTCACATCAAGGAGACAGACAAGACATACGCGGAATGGAGGTTCAGTGACTGAGTACGCCCACTCGTTCGGTGTGTTAGACGTTGTCTCGATGCTGAACCGTCGTGACACTGCTTACGTCGTGCCTACACTAGCACACGCCCTCGAGTGGTGGCGAGTCGTGAGGACGGCTGTGAATGAAGCTCACGGCAAAGACTGTGTGACCAACACCAAGACGGCGTGTGTTCTAAGATGCAACCACAGGGCCCTTCGTTTGTGGGTCCCTTATGAAGAAGATCCAACTCAACCAATGGACTTCGATCATGCATTCAAGTACAACTGCGACTACGTTAGTCCGTACTTCTACCCAAACGAACTGAGGTCAATGGTATGATTAGCGTCATACAGTTCCCGAACGACGTTGAACGCAAGTACGTTGTTACGGTTCGCATTGCCGATCTTATCCTAGAGAAGCTGACTAAGGAACAGTTCCGCGAGTTTACTGACTGGGACAAGCAACTACCACTTCTGGGATTTAGTCGAGTAGCCGAGGTGACCAGGTACTCTGACTTTCCGTTCTGTGACAAGGTGTTCATCATCAAGACGGACGAAGTAGTCAAGCCAATGTTGTTCGGACATGCTCTACCATACACTGCGGAGGCTCTATGAGGCTTCTGGAATTGTACACGACGGTTCAGGGAGAGGGGCCGAACGTTGGGAAGCCAACTACCTTCGTTCGGTTTGCAGGATGTAACATGAGGTGTCCCGGTTGGCCTTGTGATACTCCATATGCAATCTTTCCTGAGATCTGGCGGAAGGAGGCAGAGAACGTCCCTCCTAAGGAACTGTTCCTACGAGTCAAGGAACAGACACCGATGCACATCTGTATCACCGGAGGCGAGCCTCTCATCCAGAACCGAAGAGAGCTAACAGAGTTCCTTTGGTTCTTGCACAGCAATCGATACACGGTCGATATCTTCACTAACGGAAGTAGGCCTCTACACGGCTCTGGACCAGATCCTGATAATGAGAAGGTCAACTACCTAATGGACAACATCACCTTCATCATGGACTGGAAGCTTCCTGGAAGTGGAGAGCACCAGAACTATCTGGCTGAGCGTCATTACAACCTTGGGCAGCTTCGACCAAAGGATGCAGTCAAGCTTGTCATCAAAGACAACAAGGACCTCAAGTACGCCGAGGAGTACATCGAACGTTGGCACCATAGCTGGAAGCCTGAAGAACGGATCGATGCACAAGTGTACGTCGGTGTTGCTTGGGGTGAGATGTCAGAAGCTGACCTCGTACACTGGCTCAACGAGAAGGGCTACACCTGGGTCAAGCTCAACGTCCAAGTACACAAGTTCATTTTCGACCCGAATGAGAGAAGAATATGAACTGGGAGGGTTATATGAGGAGAACTATCCTAGTAGGACTGTTGACTATGGGCCTGGTTGCGGTACTCGCGACCCCCGCCTCCGCATCGAGCTTCGATATCAACTGCAAGTACACACGCACCCTATCGGACGACCCTATCGTGCTTCCGGGCCAGCCTGGGGCCTCGCATTCACATGACTTCTTCGGGAACAGGACGACGGATGCCTTCAGCACTTACGACACGCTGATCGGGCAGACCACGTCCTGTAGCTCTGACCCAGGTGACACTGCCTCGTACTGGATGCCAACGCTCTACAACAATGGGGTTGCGGTCCACGGCTCCCTGAAGGCGTACTACTACAACAAATACACGAGCGTCGGGTCTGTCATCGCTCCCCCTCAGGGGCTTCAGACGGTGGCAGGGGACTCACACGCAACCGCCCCCCAGTCAACGAAGGTTGTATACTTCGGCTGTGGCAACGGCACGGGAATCTCGAAGGTGACTTACCTTCCGAACTGCACCGGTCTGTCTGGCGGCAAGCTACAAATCCATGTCATCTTCCCTGATTGCTGGGACCAGCTTGGCCTCACCCGAGACCACGTCGTCTATTCGTACAAGGGCGTCTGTCCTGTCGGATATGTGCGGATGGCGCAGCTGATCGAGCGGTTCTCATTCGCCACCATCATCGACGCCCGAGGCGTGACGTTGGCAAGTGGCCCGTTCTATACGATGCACGCTGACTTCTTCAACAGTTGGAATGAAGCAGCCCTCGCTGCTGAGGTAGCAACCCTGTGAGAAACTGGAGGCGCATCTGATGGGTTGGCAGGACGTTGCGCCGTTGTTGAAAGACTCCAGTGCACGTCCCTTCATTCCGTACAACTTCCTTCGAGACCTCGACCCTAAAGCCCTCGAGCGTTTGGACGGGATACTTGAGCATCACCTTGAGATGGATGCAAACAATGTGAATGGTGCAAAACACGGTGCACCCGTTACATGTAGGATCTGTGGTAAGGCATGTGAGAACGGGCATTACCGAGGACAGCACGAGCGTGCGCACCGAGAGGGGAGGATCTGATGGACTGTGTAAACTGTGGTCATGATCAAGATGACCATAAATGGTCGGATGAGCAGAGCGCTACCATCTGTACAGGCGATGGTCTTTTCGATGACGGAACTCCCCAATGTGACTGTGACCTGTTCGAAGAGGATGAGGAGGATGAGGAGTGACCGACGCAGCAGTTGAGGCGGCAGTGGAGCAACTCTTGAAGTCACTTGGCTACGACGTTGAGGATGAGCAACACCTTCGAGACACGCCACGTCGTGTAGCCGAGTCGCTAACGGAGCTGACAACTCCAAAGGAATTTCAGTTCACGACCTTCGAGAATAACGACATCGATCAGATGATTATCGTCAAGGACATTCCGTTCTACAGTCTATGCGCACATCACCTTCTACCGTTCTATGGCTCAGCACACATCGGGTACCTGCCGAACTCTACTCTTGCAGGACTATCTAAGATCGCCCGAACAGTGAAGTACTTCATGCGAGGTCTCAATCTCCAAGAGGAGATGACCAATGACATCAAGAACTTCCTGGTGGAGCATCTCGAGCCAAAGGGGGTCATCGTTGTCCTTGAAGGTCATCATCTATGTATGGCGGTTAGAGGAGCCCAGACGCCTGACCACCTTACTACGACTTCTGCGTTGGCAGGGGTTTTCTTCGACCCCGAAAAGGGACCAGCCGCGCGAAACGAATTCTTCAGCCTAGTCAGGGGGATGAATGGTAGAAGGTAACGTACTAGACCAGCCGTTCCAAGAAGGTGATAACGTCAATCACCCTGCACACTACAATCGGCACCCAAGTGGAGTTGAGACCATCCAGATCACGGAGCACTTCAACTTCTGTGTAGGGAACGCCATCAAGTACTTGTGGCGATCCGGACTCAAGGAAGGAACGGACGCAGTTCTAGACCTGCAGAAAGCACGTTGGTACGTAGACAGAGAACTCAAGAGATTGGGGGCTGAATGAAGACGGCTGTCATTGCACCAACTGGCCTCTTGAAGAGGTACGCAGCCAGAAGCAAGTACCATCTGTGTCTTGCTCATCTATGCCAAGATGAGAATCCTTACTCCACATTCTATCGTGAAGCGTCCGATCGTGGTGAGTACGTCATCTTAGACAACTCCATCATCGAACTTGGTGAGCCAATGAACGAGCTTCAGCTCTATCGCGCCATCGACATTGTTCGTCCTACAGAGTTTGTCTGTCAAGACTTTCCTCGCGATCCTCCTACGACACACTTCTGGGCAATGGAGAAGGGTGCACAACTGAAGAAGCTCTACCCTGACATGAAGCTGATGGTTGTTCCCCAGTGGGGACAAGGTAGAGTCTTTGAAGACTGGTGGGCGAGCTTCCTGTGGCTCAGGAACCTTCCGTTCGCTGACACAATCGGGTTGCCTAAGTTCATCCGTGGTGGACGGTTCGTTGCAGCACAACGACTAGAGCAGGAGCCAATGCTCCGCCTCGATAAGGAATTCCATCTCCTAGGCACATGGGGCAATCCTCTCGAAGTCAAGGATATGACTCGCTACAAGTGGATCCGTGGAGTCGATAGCAAGGCACCTGTTCGCTTCGGCCAGTACGGAGTAGCTCTTCATCCAGAACGCGGTCTACTATCTGACTTCCGTGATGCAATCCCAGCACTCGAGTTCAACAACGCAGACGACCCAATGCCAGTAATCACGGACCATAATGTTAGAACCTATCTCACGTGGGCTCGAGGCGAACAAGATGCAAAGGTTCTTCAGTTCCCTTTACCTGAAGAAGGCTTTGAGACAAAGAGTAGGATCTTCAAGGGGCCGTAAATGGAGAAGGCACCAGGTGCCAAGTGTGACGAATGTCCACTCAAGGAGATGAAGCATGTTCCCGGAAGCGGACCGAACAGCGCGGCTCTTGCGGTCGTCGGAGAAGCCCCCGGTGCAGGAGAAATCGCAACA